ATCCGCTCGGTATCCCTCCAAATCTCCGCACCAATATCGACTACGTTTTTATTCTCCGTGAACCATATATCGCGAACCGTAAGCGAATCTATGACAACTATGCGGGTATGTTCCCCACTTTTGAGAGCTTTACTCAGGTCATGGATCAGTGTACCGAGAATTATGAGTGTTTGGTCATTAATAACAACGCAAAATCGAATAAATTACAAGACCAAATCTTCTGGTATAAGGCACAACAGCACGGGCCTTTCAAGCTGGGCAGTAAGGAGTTCTGGGAAATCTCGAAAAATCTCGGTTCAGATGACGAAGGAGAGCAGTCTTACGATCCAACTGCAGCGAAGAACAGTAAGGCGCCCAAGATCAATGTGAAGAAGAGTAAGTGGTGATGTGGAAGTTGCTTTTGTATCGCCGAGAGCAAGATGGTGAAATTAGAATTCATTAAAAACCGCTTTTGTCTGGCCTAAAGCGCTTTGTCGAAATTAGCATTTGAACCATATTTTCTTGTTTGTTATTTATGAAAGCGAGTATTGTTTTGACTATCATTTACGTATTATTGTTTTTTATTTTAAAAGCAACTAATCTATTACGAAGCGTTTTCATAAAAAGTGGTTTACTATGATAAAGCGAAAATAACTTAAAGACATACACATATACATAGTATAACATACACTCATAACGATGTCCTCCACTTCTTCTGCCGGCAAAGCTTCTTCCGCGACAATCAACATTGTCGAACTCATCGAGAAAAATCCGATTACAAAGTTGTCACAAAAATATAACAACCTCCTTCTAGAGAAACTCCAAGAAAATTTCAACACATTCGAACAACAGTTGTTTGTAAGTAGTTTTTACTGTTACCTAAATTTTGACAAGAATGTTGACTTCGTTGTTGACCTGGATGATGTATGGAAATGGTTAGGATTTACACAAAAGATAACCGCAAGAATGATGATTGAATCCAACTTCAAACTTAACGTTGATTATACTGTCTCAATTCCCGAATTTAAAAAGTCAAAACAAGACCAACCATCCGGCGGTAGTGACGAAGAACAATCATCAGAACCACTTAAACCAAAAAATGGCGGTCAAAACAAACAAACCATCAAACTTACTATTCGTTGCTTTAAACTTCTCTGTCTTAAAGCACATACCAAGAAAGCCAGTGAAATCCACGAGTATTATATGAAAATGGAAGAAACTCTTCACCAGATACTTGATACAGAAACCAGCGAACTCCGCAAGCAACTTGAACAATCCGCAGCGCAACTTGAACAATCCGCAGCGCAACTCAATCAAGCCACCATCACCCTCACTCAAGAAAAGAAACGCGCAATTGAAGAAACCCTTATCAGTCAATTTCCGGTGAATACACAAACAATTTACTTCGGCACCATTGACAACACTAACGCTGATAATGAAAAACTCATTAAATTCGGACAGACGAACGACTTGGCCACTCGTGTCGCACACCATCATAAAAAATATAATAATTTCATTCTAACCGCAGCATTTCGTGTCACCAACAGATCCGAAATTGAGAATCAGATTAAGTCGCATCCCAAAATCAAACGCCAACTTCGCACCATTGAAGTCAACGGAAAAAACAAGATCGAAATTATCGCATATGATAACACCAATTTCACGATTGCTCGTCTTACAAAGCACATCGAAGGCATCATTCACGCTACAATGTATAACATCGAAAACTTCAACAGACTTATTCAGCGCAATCAAGAATTGGAATCCGACAATGCAAAACTTGCCACCGATATCGAGCAAAAGAACAAGATCATCCATGAACTCGAACTTGCCAATAATGAACTTCGAGAGAAAACCACGCAACAAACCCAGGCACTTCAAGTTGTCGCGAGTGAACATGAATCCGCATTTGCACATATTCTTCTACCGGAAGATGAACTCACCCAGAAATTCAATGACTTCATCGAAAAGTGCTGTATCGTACGCCCGGATGTCGAAGAAGAATCTGTCAATATCGAAGGACGGTTTCGTCTTTGGTCTCACACAAAACCTGCGAAAGAAACTTTCCATGCATTGAAACATTACATGGATGTCCGATTTAAACCCAAGCGTATTCGCGGAATTCATGGATATCAAGGTATTAAACTTAACACTGTTGAATATAAAAAGGTGGTATCGAATCCCGATCAAAACCCGGAGCAGTTTAACGTCGAAACTTTTTTGTTTCAAACGTGTAAATTCTCAGATTGTGGTAAAATATTGAACTCAGTATTATTGAAAGAATATCAGAAATGGAAACTGTCTGTTGGAAAAACGATTACTGAAAATGACATGAAGAATCTAAAGACGTATCTTAACGCATGTCCGAATGCATTGAAAGCTACTGTATGGTATGAAAACACTAGTAATGAAGGGTATTATGGAATCGCATTACGAGATGATTATTACACGATGACGCAGAATGTCATACAAGGTCAATCAAATCCTGTTATTAGCGTTCAAATTTCAACCACCGGTAAAAAAGTCGAGAAACGCCTAGTCGCTTCAAATCAACTATTGAAGACATGGGACACCATCGCGAAAGCGGCCGCGGCTGAAGGCTTCTCCGCCGCCAAAATGAGTCGAAGTGTCAAAGACAAAACCGTATTTCAAGATTATTATTATTGCACTGCACACTCCGTCTAAGCAACGATACTGTACAACATTAATAATAATCATTCATTCAAACATCAATTCAAAGCACCACGCCTACTCCACATCCCCCGCACCCGACGTCAACTTTGACAACCCATGATCGCTATTCTTATCCATGACGACATCCTCACTCTCAAAGAGCTCCTTCCTCATCTCTTCAACGGTCATGGTGACTGACGCAGAATCATCCGCCGCATTCCAAATACCTCCGCCAACACGCTCACCCTCACCCTCACCCGCACCTTCGAGATCACGTGGCTTCGCATCCACCAACGTCTCTCCATCCTTGGCCAACATCTGTGTCAACTTATTTCCGCTCTCCTTCGCAAGCTTGATATTCTCCTGAATCGCTTTCGCCTTCGTCTCCTTGACACGCTTATCAAACTCAGTCTTAGCCTGTTCCTCATTCTTTTTCTTCTCTGCCATCAACTGGTTCAAGGTCTCCTCCATGTACTCGACTCGTCCAGTCTTATATGCGTCAGGGTGAAAGGGGACCCACATTCCAACAGGCCCGACGAAAACATCGTGATTGGGATCCACCTCACGCAACATTTGACAACGCAACTCTGCCTCCTTCTGTGAGCCAAAGACACCGCGCACCTTCAATCCGCGCACGGATGTCTGAAAGTTATGTTTCTCGTTGAACTCATTATCAAGATCGTCCTCGTGTTTATCCAAAAAGGTCTTGTATTCGTCGTAGATATTTGTCTTTTGAAGGATCTCTTTCTCTTCTTTAGCAAACTCCTGAAAATCCTCCGAAATCTTGTCGAAATTGACATGGTACTTAAATGACACGAAGTTAAGAAACTGGATGAACTTCTCCATTGACTTTTGATAATCCCAGTAATGAAGAAACTTCTCAAAAAAGAAATGATCCTTCTGTTTCAAAATGGATTCCGGAGAAATGAAAGAGAGACATGCGAACTTTTGTCCAGCAATTGGCTTGTCTTCCTCTAACAAGTCGATATATTTAGGATTTGCATCGCCCGATGAGGTATGCTTTAATTCAACACCAGAAGGAGGCGGAAATGACATAATGAAATGAAATGAAATGTAATGAAGCGCGAAATGAATTTATAATATACTAAGTTATACTTTATTTAAGTGTTTTAACGCATTATTCCATTTCATTCATTCCATTTCATTTCATTCATTTCATTTCATTTCATTTTAATTTCTTCTTATTATTTATAATAAATCTCTCAGATGTCCGGAGTTTTTGATTTAGGTGAACTCGTTAAGAGAACCATTAAGTATTTGGTGGAAGGTGTTATGGTTGCTATCGCCGCCTACGCCATCCCTAAGCGCAGTTTGTCATTTGATGAGGTTGCGCTGATTGCTCTCACTGCGGCTGCCACCTTCAGTATCCTTGATACCTATGTTCCCAGCCTTGCAGTGTCTGCCAGGACTGGTGCAGGTTTCGGTATCGGCGCCAACCTGGTTGGATTCCCCACACCTCTTCGTGTCTAAACACACTGAAATTATCTGACCCCTCCCCCCCAGTTTGCTATAATATATGCTTCAAGTAGTATATATTAAAGAATACAATGATTGTATTGCCACAATTTAACGAATTTCGAACCTGGATTGGCTTACCTCCCCCTAAAAAAGAAAGTGGTGCAGTCACTGAATTACGCGAACGTTTCAATTCATATCATTATCATATTGTCGAACGCGATCCTGATCGGTTTCGGATTATTATTGCTTTAGGAATTGTCTATATTATTGTTCTTCTTGTTCAACAAAAACGATATTACTGGTGGTATCCATCATTTAATATAACGGTACCTGGATTTGGTAAAGCATTCCCGGATAGTCGGATTGAAATTCAGGTCGTCGTATCAGATTACATCATGAAGCGAATGCCCAGCGACATTGCATTCTTTCGAATGACGGATATGAATCCCGCTGCAGCATTTCGCTCTGTGATTACTCCAGACGAAATGACGGTAGAAGAAATGGACCGTATTATGACAAATTCGCGTCTTCTCTTTATAGCAAGGTTGTTAAAATACGTATACAATCGCGCTCGACCTGCGCATATTGCCCCCGAAATCATCAATGAGAAAAATGGGACATTATTACATTCCGATTCGGCGAACACACCAGCATATCCTTCCGGACACGCAATTCAAGGCTATTATTTAGCAAAAATACTTGCACGAAAATTTCCTGCAAAAACACAGGCAATCATGGAAATCGCCACCAAGTGCGCGAATATTCGCATCATGGCTGGACTTCATTATCCGAGCGACCGTGATTTTGGATGGTGGGTTGTTGACCACTATTTGACGGATGAATGAATGCACGGATGCATTAACGAGGTTTCTTTTTAACCAGATCCGTCATTAATTTCTCATAATCAACTTCTCTTTTTTCAATATCACTGTAACCCGCACGCTGTATGACACATAAAGGCGTTATTAGGTACCACCTATCTTGTTGTTGAAGACGTTTCCAAAATGAATCACATGCGTAAGCACCCTTATTTTCCGGATTCGTAATAAGTCCTTCAAGACCTTCTTCGAAATTGCGAATTAGTTTATCATAATATCGGCTACATACAAGGTAACATCCGGTAGTTTGACAATTCGCTACTCGAAAACAGTCAGGCGCTTCTATCTTAAAAGGCGGGTAGTTGTTTCCTGAAAATAGGAGGACATCCCACTCATCGCGAAACCGCGAAAGAAAAGAATTGACTTGATGAACCAAAATTTCAGGATGAGTAACCAATGCATCATCTTCCAGTATCAAAACATGGTCCCACCCATTCGCCTTTGCGAGTCGTAAGCATTCGATATGACTCTTGGTACAGCCAATCGCGCCATTTTCTTCGTTTTTAATTGCAGAAAACCTCGTAACTGGAATAAAAGAGAAATCTTTTGGGTAAATCGACGCAAGTTCTTTACATTGTTTTTCAAATAACTCACGTCGGTCATTCCGTGAATCCAGATTGATATAAATTGCATGTTTTATGTCTGAAAATGTACGAAGCATATGATGTGTAATATAAAGAATAAGCGTTATTTATATCGATTTATAATTAACTTAAAAATGAATCATGCATGATATTAGAAACCTGTAATCAAGAAATAGGTAAACAAGAAATATGATAACAATTACAATTATGGGAGGATTGGGTAACCAACTGTTTCAGATATTCACGACAATTGCAACGGCGCTTCGTAATAAGGACACATTCTTTTTTATGCAATATGAAGAATTAGAAGGAAAACCAGGACATCCGCGTTACACATTTTGGTCAACCATATTTCGCGGATTAAGAAAGTACTTGACACCCGCGAATGAAGTTACTGAGAGAATGTTCAGTACATTACCACGTTGGGATGAAATCGGATTTCATTATACGGCAACGCCAACAGAAACTGCGAAATATACGAAACCGCTTCGACTTCAAGGGTATTTTCAAAGTGATAAGTATTTCGTAGATAAATATGCGGAGGTATGTGACATTATACAGATAAAACAACAGCAAAATTGGATCAAACAACTTTACGGAAACGAATCGTGGAGTAATGAATATATTGGAAATCCAGACAAAAAACGTGTATTAGTCGGTGTGCATTTTCGAATCGGCGACTATGTACAAAATCCACATATTCATCCATTGATGACAGTAGATTATTATTGTCGTGCAATTGATTTCATGATATCCGCCAATGAAGACAAAAATGCATCATATACATTTCTTGTTTTTTACGAACCGTGTGATAAGGATATTGTTTTGAAGAATATGGCGGATGTAAAAGAACAATGTAGTAGAGGATCAAACGTGACAAATGGCCGTGATATTCAATTTCATTTTGTACGCGATACAATTGCTGATTGGCAGCAAATATTATTAATGAGTCTATGCGATCACAATATTATTGCGAATAGTACGTTTAGTTGGTGGGGTGCATATTTGAATGCGAACCAAAGGAAAATAGTGTGTTATCCGAGTCTTTGGTTTGGACCAGGTGTACCACATGATACGCGTGACATGTTTCCGGAAACATGGGCGAAAATATCGGTGTAATAACTATACGTAAAATTATTTATTTTCAGTTAACAATACAAATGAAATATTCCGAATACTTTGATAAGCGAACAAATACATTTGAAAAGTCGTATGAACTTATACTTGAATAGCAGACGCAGGTACGGTTTGATTAAGGCGTCGCTATAAACTCCCAATCGAGCTCAATACATATCTTCTTCCAAATCTGGTCTTGTTCGATTCGTTTCTCTCGATCTTTCAACATTGGAAAGAACGGCAAGAACTCGCGACGACCCAGTAACTCGCACAGCTTATACACAGTATAATAATAATTCAGGAAATTCACACGGTCATCCGGACAAAACTTCGCATACGGTCCCTGGATTTCCATGAAGAGGTTACACAACCTGTCTTCGAGGTCAGGCGTCATAACGGGCGGTTTGATCCCCAGCTTATCTTTAATAAATGGAATGTGTTCATAGTATTTATTAAATCCAAGTTTCTTCATGATTTCTTTCGCTTTCTTATCGGTGAATTGAGAGATTTCAATCCGCTCTTTCTTGATTTGTTGTTTGATGCTTTCAAGGACATTATCCGGAATACATGTCGTCTCTTTTGCCTGGAACTGCGCAAGAATCTCTCGAAAATGATTGATGCGCTTATACGCGTAAAAACACGCCTCTTTAGGCGGTTCTTTGTACGATGGCTTCTCATTGTCAATGAGAAATACAACCTGCTTTGCACACTGATTACACACCATAATCCCCTCGCTCTCAATAGGAATCATTTCGCCCTGGTGACAAAACTGGCATATATCGGTGGGGTAGACATATTTAGAAACATCCATGTAGGTTTGATCGATACTTGCCAGGTATTTTTCAACGTTATTATGTTGATTTTTGAAGAGTTCTTCTGTTTTTTTGGCTTCTGGAAGATTGAAAAATGCATTTAGGGATTTCGTTTTCATCGATCCGCCACTTGTTATTGTTTTCTTGGTTTCAAAATACTCGAAGATATACTCGCTATTGTGAAGGTAGTAGTTTTTATAATCTTGTTGGTATTTTTTGATGGTTGCATTGATTTCTTTGATACGGTCCTTGATTTCAAGGCATTCGTCCAGGTTACTTGGTGGCTTCGTTGCTTCGCAGCCGTTACCTCCTTCTCCGGATTTAGATGTATATTTAGCATAATTCCCGTCGCTGGGGGGCGGAACCCCCCCTTTCAGGATCTGTAATCGTTCTTTTAGCATATTTCTCTCATTTTCAAGATCGGGAATAATTGTATCTTGTATATATTGAAATTCCGACTGTAGTTCTTTATGTTTACTATCCAGCGTTGTTATGCTTCTCTCATCAAGCACGATCTTTTTAGGCGGTTTATATTTGAACAGTGACATAGTTTTTACCCTATCGCACTGTATTAAAAAATGGTATATAAGAAGGTTTAGCATTTTTTGTTTAATTTCTATTTCATTGTATTTCATTGTATTTCACTTTGCGGAAAATATGTCAATTTCTCGAATTTTTTTTCTTTTTCAATAGTATAACAAGCATTTTACAATGGGTGGAGGACTTATGCAACTTGTCGCCTATGGCGCCCAAGACGTTTACCTTACTGGTAACCCCCAGATCACTTTCTGGAAGGTTTCCTACAAGCGTCACACTAACTTCGCCATGGAGTCTATTGAGCAGACTTTCAACGGCCAGGCTGACTTCGGTCGCCGCGTGACCTGCACCATCTCTCGTAATGGTGATTTGGCTTACCGCACTTACCTTCAGGTTACTCTCCCCGAGATTAGCCAGTCTTTGAAGAACGCCTCCGCCGGAAACGTCTACGCCCGTTGGCTTGACTTCCCCGGTGAGCAGCTCATTTCTCAGGTTGAGGTTGAGATCGGTGGCCAGCGCATCGACCGTCAGTACGGAGACTGGATGCACATCTGGAACCAGCTTACCATGTCTACCGAGCAGCAGCGCGGTTACTTCAAGATGATCGGAAACACTACCCAGTTGACCTTCATCACCGACCCCTCCTTTAACGACATTGATGGCCCTTGCGATGCTAACGCTCCTCGTCAGGTTTGCGCTCCCCGCAATGCTCTCCCCGAGACCACCCTCTATGTCCCCCTTCAGTTCTGGTTCTGCCGCAACCCCGGTCTGGCCCTTCCCCTTATCGCTCTTCAGTACCACGAGGTCAAGATCAACCTTGATATCCGCCCCATTGAGGAGTGCTTGTGGGCCATGTCCAGCCTTACCGACGTCTCCACCACCACCAAGGTCACCTCCGCCTACAACCAGTCCCTCGTCGCCGCTTCTCTCTACGTCGACTACGTGTTCCTCGACACCGATGAGCGTAGGCGTATGGCCCAGAACCCCCACGAGTACCTCATCGAGCAGCTTCAGTTCACCGGTGATGAGTCCGTCGGTTCCTCTTCCAACAAGATCAAGCTTAACTTTAACCACCCCGTTAAGGAGCTCATCTGGGTCGTCCAGCCCGACAAGAACGTTGACTACTGCTCTTCTCTCGAGAGGGGCAGCATCCTCAACCGTCTCCTCGGCGCTCAGCCCTTCAACTACACCGACGCGGTTGATGCCCTCCCCAACGCCATTATGGCCTTCGGATCCCACGACTCCGTCGCCACCTCCACCGCCTCTTACATCAACGCCTCCGGCCTCTTCGCTGATGCTGGCGCTCAGGATGCTACTGCGAGTGGAACTTCTTGGTGGCAGCTTGGACAAAACGGAGCCGCTGCTACGAACTACGACTTGCCGAACTTTGTCGGAGGTGGTTCTACTTCCAGTGTCTCTGATGCCGGCACTTTCGTCCTCACCGAGACTTCTCTCGACATGCACTGCTGGGGTGAGAACCCCGTCGTGACTGCTAAGCTCCAGCTTAACGGACAGGACCGCTTCTCCGAGCGTGAGGGAACCTACTTCGACCTGGTTCAGCCTCACCAGCACCACACTCGCGCCCCCGACACCGGAATCAACCTGTATTCCTTTGCTCTGAGGCCCGAGGAGCACCAGCCTTCCGGCTCGTGCAACTTCTCTCGTATTGATAACGCTACTTTGCAGCTTGTTCTCTCCAACGCCACCGTTGAGGGTACCAACACTGCCAAGGTTCGCGTGTATGCCGTGAATTACAACGTTCTTCGTGTGATGAGTGGTATGGGTGGCCTTAACTATATAGTTACAGTAATGTGGATGTTATTACTAGTTGCTATTAATCAGGGCAGAAAAACAGCTTGCCGTAGCCAATTGAGCTCTAGCTACGGAAAAACAATTGCGTCCTCAGTATCATCTTTGTTGATGATATAACCAGACCAGCTGTTAGTGATTCTGACGACGATAAGTCAGAGTTGCGACACCTCTTCTATTGTTCGGGGAACCCCTTAGAGCCTTATCTACCAAACTTTTTTCCGAAAGGAATAAGCGGCCAAGAAAAAAACTTGGGTATGGTAAAAATGATAAGGATTGGGCAATCCGCAGGGTATCATTCTAAAGACGTTATGCTAGTCCATGAATGACCACCAGAGACTCAACGGAGGTGGGTTTTCAGTGAAGGTTTAAACAGCCGGAGAAAATCTAAGATATAGTCCAGCCTGTAGGGAAACTTATGGGATAACCTGTGCTTATAGCAATTAGTACCGCTACATAGTTACAATTCTATTTATGTTTATCGCAAGATAAATATAAAAAATTATTCTTTTCGTATTACTTTCACACTATAGTCATTGACATTCAGTCACAATCATAAAACAACTCCACAATTTCAACCGTCTTCTCCGTCGCATTTTCTGGGTTCGTCCAGTATTCCACTTGTTCGCGCAACCTCTCCAAGCGCGACTCCCATTCTTTCTCCTTTGATTTCTTCACTACACAAATACCTTTCCCATTCACACCCCAGCACGAAGTAATGTTGTCACCTTTCGCATCGGTATATTCGTCGGGGTTAAACCGAATGAATATTACAGGCCGATGGTTTACATCTTGTGACAATTCCATTATTCGTTTATGTTCGCAAGAGCAGTCATAGTTAATGTGTTGGTTTTCATCCACTTCCACAATAATGATTTGATTTCCCAAGTCAAGCAATAAGTCTGGTCTGCGATGCGAACACCCGTCCGTTATAGTTTTATCAGCAACCCAACTGAAATATGGAAAATGCGCTCTAATGTATTCAACCACACATCGCTCTTTGGTTTTGTAGTTATGAGATACCGGTTTGTCGGGGAACATGTGTATGAAACAATGAACGCAGTAACCATCGTATTTCTCGACAAAAGAATATGTATTACACCATTCATTCCGGCAAGTTTTATTTTTTATATCTTTCATATGGGGGAGTTTATGGCTATAACAATACAATGCCGTTTTTTCATTCGCATAATTATAATTTGGGATTATATTACATCCTTCGTGTATGCATCTTTTACTTTTGATGTTTATCATACCATCTTGTTTATGAATACCACATAATATTGGTTTCTTTTCAGATTTATAATTATACGTTGGTCGTATCCTACAATCTGGGTAACTACATAATTTATTTTTTATATCAGACATTCCTTGAAGTTTATGCTTTCTACAATACAACCCCTTTTTTTCTCCGTGATAATTGCAACAAGCAATTGTATTGCATCCATCATAAATACATTTTCGATTTTTTACATCAATCATATTTTCAAGACGATGTGAAGAACAATACAAAGCATGTGTCTTTCCTTCATAGTTATATGTCGGTCTTATTTTACATCCATCGTAAATACAATGTTTATCCTTGACGTTAACCATGGTGTCCTCTTTATGAAGGTTGCAGAATAAAAGCTTAATTTCTCCTTCATAATTATAGATTGGATATTTCGGACACCTCACCCCCTCCTCATCAACAAAAGCACACTTCGACATATTTTCACCCTACTTATAAATCCACCCCACCTAATTTAATTTCAATTTTACCCCCAATCAAAAAATTGAAATTGTTTATTCCATTTCACCCTAATCCATACACGGCTTCACTTCGTTACGCTATGACCCTCCAATTCCAACAACAACACGACTATATCATTCAAAAATACGGATCCTCCACCGTCTCCGCCGACTCCGTCTCCGTCTCCGTCACCTTCAAGCCTGGCCACACGAAATCTCTCGGTTGCACCGCCAACCAACAAAAAAATCCTGTTTGGGAAATCACAAACCCTCACACCGGCGAAATCACAGCGATCATCATGTACTGCGAACCATTCGAATACTGTGAATTATGCCCCAAGAGCTACCAAAAAATACTGGAATACGAGGCAAACCACAATAAAGGTGAGAAAATAACATGGTATAAAACCACTAACGGGTATATCTCATGTCACAATAACGTCTTCATCCATCAGGTCATTATGAATACATGGGGAAATGGAAAAGGCACAAGCACCATAAGCGTCGATCATATTGATCGAAACCCTATGAATAACAAATATGACAATTTACGTATCGCGACGATGCAAGAACAACAAAAGAACAGCAAAGGCACGGCCGATGATGGAAGCAAGCGCGAGAGAAAACACAATGCTCGCGCTCTTCCCGCCGGCATCACCCAAGATATGATGAAGAAATATGTCGTATACTACCACGAATGGTTGAACAAAGAGCACACGCGTTCGAGAGAATTCTTCAAGGTTGAAAAGCATCCCAAACTTGAAAAACCGTGGATGACGAGCAAATCCGAAAAAGTATCGCTCATACAAAAATTGGAAGCCGCCAATAAAGTAGTCAGCGATTTAGAAAAGGGCATCTTCCCTGAAGATACTGCGCCCGCTGCGGTTCTCCCGAAGTATTTATCGCTCGTCGTTGTGCGCGAAAAACCGCACTTGGTATATGAACGACGACGGCCCGACACCGGCGTTCGCGAAGTATTGCGAATGGTATTGCCTGAAAATTATGTATTAAAGGATGAAATCGTGAAGATGAAAGAGAAAGTAGAGGCGAAATACGGGGCGGGGGCGATGGATTGAATCCACCAAACCCTAAAACTGCAATGTAATCTATTTCAAACCACTATTTTTTACTTATATATAATAAAAATGAAAATCATCTTTATTGTAATTACCTTTATCACATTTATTATATTTTTTATGGAGGCGCTGATCCATTTCAACATTGGAAAGAATGGTGGAGGGAAACCCCACGAATATATAGAGGTTTCAGATGAAATAAAAATTCACATTCCAGATAAAGATGAATTTTTTAAGATATTTAAAACCGTTTTATTCTTTTCATGTATTACAGGGTTAATCAGTTCATATATTATTAAACATCATTTGTAATTGAATTGATGTGTATATCCACCTACTTACGCTCCCTTAACCAACCCAAATCCATAAAACTTCCAAAGAACAATCGACACAATACTTCCAACGATAAAACCGTTTCCGACCGCCTCTAATGTTTTCCCAAATAAGAAATAAGCGATCGCAGGAAAGAGAATATATGTAAGCACGGCGTAAAACGCCATAACACCCCCGTATGTTGTAATGTTGAAAGTGAGATTCATGATGGCTGGTTATGAAGTATCGGTAGATTATAATATTATACAACATATGGCAACAAATATTCATCTGTTTTTTCATCATGTATTCCTTTCCGAGGAGCTTCATTCGAACGGGTGTTGATCTTGACGTCGACACAACATCCACAGTGATCCTCGTTTGCTTGAAAAACCTTACAGTCGATGATCTTCTGGTCGTATTGAATTCCCCAGCGTCCCAATGCAACCGGCGTGACTGGTGATACTGACGTGAAGGTCGTGATACCGTTTCCACGCATTATAAAATTCCGAAAAAATGACAACATCTGTATAGAATACAGCAATACTACATTTATATCAAGATTCATGAATACTACTTCAATTTATTTGCCTTACTAAACTGTTGCGTCGTCTTCCATCCTCGCCGCCCATACTTGCAATGCTGGCGCTGAGAGAATCCGCGCGGTCGTCGGCAGTTAATACTGCGCTTGTATTTCATCGACCATCGATGACGATGGAGAGGTTGGCGGTGGCGGGTAGTCGTAGTCATATAAAACTCGTATATAATAACTGTATACGAATTTTTATATACAAACCCTAAATTCATTTGTATATTTGTTTTTTATCCCATAATTCGCTATAATGCGGTTTCTTAAATTTTAATTGTTCTTGTCTATATTCTGGAAATGATACAAATAGAACCTTATTATCCACTTTATTTACAATTGTAATATTTTCGGCTATATGTTTCAAAGGAATATCGCGAAACTCATCATCTGTAAATATTTTACCAAGTAAACCAGGACCGGTTGGCGATAACGATGATTCACCGTAATATCTTTGTCGAACATTGAAAACAATTGAATCAATCGCTTTCAATAATTTAGGGTCTCCCTTTTTACAAATAATAACAGCATTATACACTCCACGTGTACCACCACCCGACGGTCTATCTTCAACATAATATTCTTTATCCACCATGTCGATTAATTTAACATCATCAGCACACTTGTATTTTACATCCATATACACACCACCCTTTTTATAAAGAATACAATACCGCCATAAATCCGACTTATATGCACCAGGTATAAGTGAATCGAATGCGTTGACAACTTCAGCACTATAATTATCTTTGATAAACTCCCGACAGTCATCGTCATCGAATAAATGATGGATAAATTCTGGATTTTGCTTCTGTAATGTAGTAATACATTCGCGCATTTTTTCTGGTAAATTATCTTTTGTGTGCCATGTCTGATAAATGTGTCGTGGTATAACCTTTTTGCGATTGGACTTATTATTTACAGCTGTATTATAGATTATAAAAATAAATACAGTAAAAATGAATACAATGAATGAAATAACAATTATTTCAATAAGTGTAGCCATTATATATTTATATATGGAATGAAAATAATGTAATGAAAATAACAAACAACTATCATAATAAACAAGGACACGCCCACGCCCACGCCCACGCCCACGCCCACGCCCGTCTATAATCCATTCAACAAACCATCTATACTATCTAAATCCGTCAAAAACCGCGGGTACTTTGCATGAAACGCTTGTAATCTTGAAAAACACGCCGGGTACGAGTCATCCAACAATTCTTCGGTTATATCATCCCATCTCTCGACAACAAGGCATGGAAACCCCGTAGAAGAATCATACAGACGATCAAACACTGTATTCGTCCGAACAACGATTGGAACACATCCCAAATAAATACATTCATAAAACCGGTGTGTATCATACCCGCACCCACGAGGACACAGCGCATAACGCGACTCAAGTGTTTTCTGGTAGATAACCATCTCCGGAACTTTTTCATAGAAAAACTCAGCAGTGTTGCGTTTCTCACGCGCCTCGCACATATCCGGTGAGGGGTCATCATTTAAATTATAGACAAAGGGTGCATTTGAAAAGAGGTCATAGCACTCCTGGCGTGATGGATGTGTCCATATACCAAAACAAAGGAGGCATTTGATCGGTCGTACATTTGCCCCAAGTGAGGTTCGTATAGAAACCCCCTTTTCAAGCAAATATTTTTGATCAAACCGTCGATGTATGGCAACAATTGACCCGCAATCACGTATACCAATCGGCATAATATGAATCTTTGGATGGTCGTAAATATTATTCTGGATAAAAATTTGAATACTTACAGGAAGCAATCTCTCGACAACCTCCCATGCAACGATCGGCTCTTCCATGATATAGAAGATTACGCGGACATTACGCGCCTGTAGAATCGTCACTATATTCGAAATAGAAACAGAAGTTTCTCTCGTTGATATAAAAATCGAATCTCCGTCTCGTAATTGTGCAACATATTCTATGTAATCATGTATACCAACATCAATACGATTTGTATAACACAATGTACTTCGAAGTGCGAAACCGATTTGTGATAACTTGAAAATAAGTCCCATTGATAGTGTGCGTTTTTTTTCACAGATTGTATTCATTCGCGGTTTATACTGCTGGCGCTATTCTTACTATTTAGGAGCGTTTCATTTTTATATGTTTTATAACGAAGATATACAAAATGGAGGAAAATGAACCAATTATTCTGGTAAAAAATGATAAACGCGAGAGAAAGCAGAACGCGCAAACACTGCCATTCGGGATCACTCAATCCATGATGAAAAAATATGTTGTTTATTATCGCGAAATGATGAAACTCAAAAATGGTAAAGAACAGCAACGAGAATACTTCAAGGTTGAATCACATCCCAAACTCGCCAAACCGTGGGTTAGTTCGAAATCTACGAAAATTACCATTCTTGAAAAATTGGAACATGCGAACCAATTTGTAACGGAATTAGAATCTGCGAATACAGGCGAAGCGAATACAGGCGAAGCGAACAATGGCGAAGTGAATAATGGCGAAGCGAATGAAGGAGATACGATTTGTAAAAGATGGTCGAAATACATCCCGAAATATACAATGATACGTGTTGTTCGAGAGACGCCTACTATAATAGTCCTACTTTTAGTATTTGATAAAAAGGACACGATCAATGGAATTCGACAGACGGGAACTTACTCGTTTTCATGCCCGAACCCGATGATCGACCATCATGCAGAAAAATCCGCAATTCACCTCGCACTACAACATTTAGGAAATAAACTTCGAGAGAAATATGGTGTTGACATATTGCATGATTGAACCCGGCATCGACATCGGCATCGACATCGGGGCATCGACATTATCGTTCAATACGTATGAATATTATGTTCGCTGATATTATATTTGGTCCTACCTTTTTCCACTATGAAACTCGACTGTATCATAACCGCCGTAAACGAAAACCCACTCTACATAGAGTTTATACCAATCTTTGTGAAAACGTGGAAAAAATTATACACTGATGTAGATGTGAAAATTATTCTCATTGCGCATACTATCCCGGCGGAGTATGAAGAATATAAAGACCATATAATATTATTTGCACCTATTGAATTTGTATTGACGAGTTATACCGCACAGATTATTCGCTTATTTTATCCATGCTTATTGCCTTATGAAAACGGGGTTATGATAACTGATATGGATATGTTACCGATGAATCGAACATATTATACAGAAAATATTCGTCCCTTTGACAATGATAAATTTATTTATTTACGAGAGAATGTGTGTTTTGATTATAATGAAATTGCGATGTGTTATAATGTTGCTACTCCCGCAGTATGGAGGGATATATTTAAGATCAACAGTATCGAACAGCTTCGCAATACAATCAAAGATATAGCATTGTCTCGTGTGATTGATGGTGCGCCTGGGAAAGAAGGATGGAATGTAGACCAGCAACTATTATATAAAACTGTGATGGAGTGGAATGAGAAAACCCAAAACCTCGAATGTTTAAAAGAGTCGACTACCGGGTTTTGTCGGTTTGATCGACTGTATTTTTGTATGAATGATGAAATACGAGAACGTATTCGAAATGGTGTATATACAGACTATCATTGTTTACGCCCGATGAGTGAACACCGCGAGACGAATGAACATATTTACGAATTATTATGATATAAAAAATATTGACATATAATAGTAAAGATCAAATGCACAACATTCAAAAATTTCATACGTCTTCTATATCCGCGATGATAGAAGACGATGACATAGAGACCCCTAAGGTCCCTCGTGGAAGGCGAAGCGATTTAACCGAAAAAGACTTGGAAGATTTCGTATATTCCTTTTCCTCGGTCGTATCGGCGGGTCATTTAGAATGAAATTTAAAAAAAAGGATGATATGGCGGATTCGATGCGTTTGAGAAAAAATTGAAATGTTTTTTCCCAAATCAGATACCAACAGTGCTTCCATCAGAAACAATACAATCGTATACAATGTCGTCGTCCAGAAATACTACCGCCTCCACCAACAACGGAAATAACGGCCCCTACTGCAAAGTTTGTCACGATGCAGGCCGTTCCAGATCGGAATACACGAGCCACTTCGTCAAGGACCAGCCCGGACCCAATGGAAAAGTCATCTGCCCAACGCTCCTGAATCAACACTGCCGAATCTGCAACAAACCCGGACACACGTCGTCCTACTGCTCCCAATACCGTTCCCGCCGTGAAGAACCCCGCCGTGAAGAGCGCTACATCGAGCGTGAGCCCCGTCGTGAGGAACGCTACATCGAGCGTGAGCAACCCCGTCGCGAAGAACGTTACATCGAGCGTGAGCAACCCCGTCGTGAAGAACGCTACATCGAGCGTGAGCAACCCCGCCGTGAAGAGCGCTACATCGAGCGTGAGCAACCCCGCCGTGAAGAGCGCTACATCGAGCGTGAGCAACCCCGTCGCGATTCGTACGACCGTCTCCGTGAAGACACTGAGCGCCGTGACCGTGAAATTCGTGAGCGAGATGATGCGTACTACCGCGAACAAGAACGTCGTTCCAAACCCTGGCTTCAAGCTGCATTGAAACCCGCTGAGTCTCTTCAACAACAACGCCGCGAACCCTACGCTCATCCTCACGGTCCTCGTGTTCGCTTGAGTCTCGAGGCACCAGCGCTTTCCGCCGCCAAACACGCTGATCCCGTGATCGATGTTCGCAGGGTCGAACTCAACCACGCGTCGAATTGGGGCGATGAAGACGCTAATCAACCCTTCGTCTGCGATCCCGAGCAAATGACGCGAAAGTTCTTGGAAGAGTGTCTCATGTCAAACCTCACTACCAGCCAAGAACACGATTTCATGGCTGAGTGCGACGACCAGAGCGAGATGCCGTTCATGTGCGGTCAGTAAATCCGCCGCCACAGACAGAGACAGAGACAGAGACAGAGACAGCAGAGACGCGAAGGTAAGATAATTATGTGTGTATTTGAACTAACACTTTTTTATATTGAATAAAATTGAAATGTTTTCGCTATGAAATGGTATCTCAGCGTGGATGGATCCGCAATACATAAATCCGTCTATCATCGAATTTCTGGAAAGAGAGAGAATGGCAAGACAACTCGAACAACATGAAGCAGAACTGGCCACTCAAGAGCATATATACAATTATCCTGACGGAAGTGTTTACATGGGACATATGCGCAAAAATGACCCCGAAAGC